AAGACTCCGCACTCTGATGCGTTTGACATGCCTAAATTACATAATGATTTCAAACAGTTTTATTCACAGTACGATCAACGTCGTGGCAAAGACTTTGGCCTAGCATTTCCTGAACTAAAAGAATGGTACAATACAATCTAAAAACCATATGTTAAAAGCAACCATAATCTATTTGCCAGGGTCAGCAGGAAGCATGTTGTATAAAACATTGACATTGAGTGAAAAAACAATTACAGGCACTAGAGGACAAGATCTCGACGAGTATAAAAAAAAATTAACTGCACAAGAAAAATTTAATCGCTACATGACCTGGGACAGCACAGACTGGAAAAAAGCAGAAAGAAAAGATCGTTTGAGTTACACCATCGGTGCAATTGATTTTTATCATTATGAAGATTGTGAATTGTGGACAATTGACAATTGGCATCCATTGGAATTTTACTCTCACTACACGCAAAAAATATTGTGGGGCAAAAAGTTCTATGAAAAAGTTATTTTGATTGAGGTTGGCCCAGAGCACAAGGAATTTTTATTAAAAAATCGAGCAACCAAAGTGTATAGTCTTGATTTTGATAATGAATATCAATGTCTGACAGAAATATCCAATATGCTTAAAGATATTTCATTGACAGTTCCTTTTGACAGCTTCTTTGATAGGACGCAATACTTAAATCAAATTGCAAAATTAGACCTAGAATTAGATCTGGAATTAGACCTAAATTTGGTCGACGATTTATGGAGACTTTGGTTTAAACAAAGTTCAATGACATGGAAAAAATAAAAATACTTTGTTTGGGTAATAGTTCAATGGACACAATAACTCTGTCAGAACAGGTAGCCAGGCAGTACTCAACTGAATTAAACGGCCTATTGACTGAACAAAACACAGATATTCAATTCGGATGCTATTACACAGATATTGGAACAATAAGTGTAGATTATCTAAGAGCAGTATGCAAAAGTTTTGATTTGATTGTATTGCTAGACCAACATCCACTAAGTTATCTAGATGTAGATTCATATTATCAGTCAATGAACACCTGTTTGTTTTTGAAGCATCGACAGCAGGTAATAATTCAGTCTGACAGACCTTGGTGCTATATAGTTACATACTTCAAACCAACAGATACTGATAGTTCAGTTGTAAGAGTCAAAAATAATCAAAACTTGTATCAACAAGTAATGTGCAATAATTTAACAAAAAAAAATGTAGTATTACAACTAAGCCAAATTTCTGATGATGATTTTTATAATTTTACAAACTATGTAAATGAAATAGTTAGAAAATGCCGAGACTCGGACAGCAAGTTTGTAATGTTTAGAGCCGATCCACATGAAGAAGATTCCGAACTTCATTACCATCTTACTAAATTTCTTGTACAATTTCCAGAATTTGTTTTGCTAACTCCGGCTGTGTTTGATACTAATTCAAATGCTAATTTAGAAAAAATGATTTTACAACATTGGTCAGACCTTTATGAGTAATTACAAATATAACAGCACAGATCTAGTGCGAGCCACAGAACTCACTGAACGTGAGCGTTTCTTACTAGAAGATTCTAAAACATTCTGTATCTATCCCTGGATTCATTTACACGCATATCCCACGGGCGAAGCATATCCTTGTTGTCATGCTGAAATGAAACCCGGCGTTGTGGGCAATTGTAGAACCAACACTCTGGCGGAAATATGGCGCGACCAGCCCATGCAACAACTACGTGAAAGCATGCTGAGTGAAACACCACATGCCGCCTGTACACGTTGCTATGAACAGGAACAGTCAGGATTCTTTAGTGGCCGACGATCGGCAAACAAACATCACGGGCATCACGTAAAGAAACTGGATTCAAACCCATTTGAAATGACCTACTGGGATATTCGTTTTTCAAATCTCTGCAATTTAAAATGTCGCTCATGCGGGCATATCTTTTCAAGCCAGTGGTATCAAGATCAAGCACGACTAGCAGGTCCAGAATGGAAGGATCGCAATACAGTTCTTAACTATGCAGGCCGCACAGAGACAGACATGTGGACTCAACTTGAGCCGCACCTGGATTATGTAGAGCAGATCTACTTTGCCGGAGGCGAGCCTTTGCTGATGGAAGAGCACTATAACATCCTAGAAGAACTAGTGCGGCGCAAACGCTTTGATGTACGATTAATCTACAACACAAACTTCACACACACAGACCTAAAAGGACGGTCAGTATTTGAATACTGGCGGCAATTTGATAGTGTGGCAGTGGGTGCCAGTTTGGACGGCATGGGACACCCTGCTGAATACATACGCAAAGGTACTCGATGGTACGACGTGGTCAAAAACCGCCACCAAATGATTGCCACATGTCCTGACGTGGACTTTTATATCTCACCCACACTCAGCATATTAAATGCCTGGCACCTGCCGGACTTTCACCGGGAATGGACAGCCGCAGGATTAATTCGCGCACAGGATTTAAATGTAAACATCCTGCAGGATCCCCCGCACTATCGTATAGACATTGCTCCGGCTGAATACAAACAACGCCTGGAAGACAAGTATCTCCGGCACTTGTCGTGGATGAGCGACAGAGATCCGCTAGGCCGTGCCACACAAGGATTTCGGAGCGCCATTGCCTTTATGAACGCTACAGATAACACACAGTTAATAGACTCGTTCTGGCGCCGAACACATGAATTGGATGACATCAGAAATGAATCATGGCAACACGCATTACCTGAATTGGCAGCATTAAAATGAATTTACCACACCCTAAATTTTGTGTGTTACCTTGGATCAGCCTAGAAGCATCGCCCATTGGTACTGTGCGCCCGTGCTGTCTGGCCGACGACGAAATTGTAGACAATGGCGGCCGCAAGTTTGAGTTAAGCACAGCCCGCTTTCAAGACATACAAAACAGTGATCACATGCGCAGTTTGCGTCAGCAGTTCTTGGCGGGTGAACAACCACAAACATGCCGCAAATGCTGGAACGAAGAACGTGCGGGTCGCACAAGCAAACGCATGCACACACTAGACAGACTCAAACACATGGGCATCTCAAGTGAATGGACTGCTGATGCCAAGCCCTTGATGTTCCTGGATCTCAAGCTGGGCAATATATGCAATCTCAAATGCCGTATATGCGGATCCTGGAGCTCAAGTCAATTTGCCGCAGAAGAAATTGCTGTGCTGCCGCGTGAAGAACAGAAAAAGTCACACGCTTACACAATGCTACGGGCCGGCGCATGGCCCAGGGACAATCCTCAATTCTGGGATCAAATTGACTCGGTCGTAAATGACATACGCTATATAGAATTCACCGGTGGCGAGCCTTTTATGATTGAGGAACACTTTGACATGTTGCAGGGCATTGTGGATCGCGGTATTGCACCGCAGGTGGAAATACATTATAATACAAATGGCACACAGTATCCAGAGGCAGCAGAGGCCATATGGAAGCATTTTAAAACAGTAGAAATAGCATTCAGTCTAGACGACGTGGGTGAGAGATTTGAATATCAACGTTCAAATGCTGTGTGGACAGATGTGTGTGCTAACCTAGATCGATTCAGAGATTTAAAAGAGATCTATTCCAATATTGAACTGCAAGTATGCACCACTGTGAACATCTTTAATGTGCGTTATCTAGGTGACATTGCTGCCTGGTTGGAAAAGAATCGGGAATCATTTAACTTTGTGTACTGGAATATGATGCACGATGCTTGGTATTTCTCAATTGGGTGCTTGCCCGATGGGGCTAAAAAGGCCATTGCAGAATACTTGGATTCTGTAGATACCATTTACAGATCGGAGTTTGATCGTATTCGAGACTTTATGATGCGTGGTGCGTCAACTGATGGCTTTATGACCAGAATGAAAATAGCCGACCTGGATCGCAAACGTGACCAGAATTTAGCACTTGTAGCACCTGAATTTGCGGCCTTGATTGAATATGTCAAAACCTGACACCTTGTGCATGGCACCCTGGGTGCATACATATCTAAGCCCGCAGACCGAACGCAGAATGTGCTGTGCAAGTCGTGAGCCTGCACAGAATTTTGAACAATATATAGATACGTCAGCAGGCACAGGCCGATACATTCCTGTAACACTAGAACAGCACTGGAATTCGGAGCATATGAAGAGTGTGCGCCGTAGAATGATGGCAGGAGAAACACTAGCAGAATGTGAGGTTTGTAATGAAAAACTACTCAATGTATCCGTATACCGCGATTATTTTTGGCACCTGTTCGGAGACAGACTTGATCAAGTATGGGATAGCACTGACCCAGATGGATCGACTCATATGCGCCCTGTTTCATGGGATTATAGGTTCAGCAACCTGTGTAACTTTAAATGCCGTACCTGCGGAGACATGCTATCCTCCAGTTGGGAGAGTGAACAAAAGTCTAACAACATGGTTGACTGGACTAATCCTAAAAACAATTGGATGCGAACTGATATACGCGGAGCAATACAATCATTCCAGCAAGACCAGGTTGAAGCCGAATTCAGTCATGCTGTGGAACAACACCTGGTAGAAGAAATATACTGGGTAGGCGGCGAGCCTTTAATGTATGAACAGCATTGGCGGTATATGAAAAGAATTATAGAACTAGGAGATGGAGACAAATTATATGCTAGATACAATACTAATCTTAGCCGGGTGGATTACCGTGGTAGTAATCTATACCGTGACATTTTATCAAATATTCGAGACTGGCAGATCTGCGCCAGCATCGACGGAACAAGTGCCACAGGAGAATACATCCGTACAGGTCTTTCCTATCCATTATTTTTAGACAACTTCCGGCAGGGCCTTGAGATAGCAACAAATCCACGCCAAATGCGCCTGGATTTCACGCTGACACTGCCGGGCATGACTGAAGTGGATCGAATGAATGAGTTGGCCGCTGAATTGGGTGTGGAAATGCTGGCCAAAGTTATATTCAGTTTCTCACCAGATATTGTAATGAGTCCTTTAGCATTGCCTAGACACCTATTAGATCCATGGGTTGACGAGTTAGCAGGCCGCTCCGCAGGCGCAATGCGTGATGTACTGTTACAATTAAAGAACCGACCTACGTTTGAACAACAATGGCCGGACACGTATCAAGCAGGGCTTGTGCGAGGCAAGGCTCGTGTGTTACAATTAGAACGCATAAGAACACAGAGTGTGACAATGACAGATATCCTGGGCGGCTGTCCAGATGTATTAAAATGGTGGATGCAAATTGCTTGATTCAATAGAAATAGATCTGCGCGGGGCAGATCGAGAAATCTTAACTGTACACATAGACATAGACGATAACAGTTTAAGTCGTAAATGGTTGGCTGCATTAAATGACATCATCCGTACCGGACTACATTTAGAAAAAAACTACTGTTGGCTGGGCTGGACAGAAAGCACTAGAACGGCAGATTATTTGTGTACACAGATCAATAGATCAATCAATGCAATTAATTCCAGTACATTAGATTATCGTATACAAGACTTCTTCTCACCTGCTAATGTAATACAAGCAGATCTAGATATCAATCACGATCGAATGAATCTGTTGCATCGTTACTTTGAAGACCTGCAGGGCACAGCAGGCGCAATGAGCCCGCATTATGATGCCGCAGATGATGTTACACGATGGCACATACGTCAGTTAAACTTGCTGTGTCACGAACTAGAAAGCCTTGTGTTAAGTATGCGCAAGGTTAAACAAGCACCAGAATGGCGCAGACCATCACAATTGATGTGTTGGCTACAGGCGCCACGATATGAACTAGAAGACGCTGACCTTGAACTATTTGGTATAGAAACAATCAACAGAAAACTAGGCGGTGTATATGTGGGCGTAAATAAAGCAGTGGGCAAGCATCACTGGGAGGTATTTCAAGATGAAGGCAAGGACTCCAGGGTCGCCGAATTACGTACGACTGGGCTACGCTCACAGAGTCAAGCGGCTGGCGACTTTGATATTGAATGGGCCCGTGATCCCGGCGCATACCATTGGCAAATCCAGCAACTGGCAGAATTTCGAGAATGGCTTGAACGGAATGGATTCGACCCAACTGAACCAAGTCTTACAATCGGCCACCCTCAGGTCGGGCAAGTTGATTTACAAAGGTCATTTGGTACAGAAGACTACCAAGCCATCTGGGCACAACTAGCTCAACACCTAGACGTTGCAGCCATACGTACCGGTACTGCACAAGCAGAATATCCCTATTGCTGGAGCGATCCAGACTATATAGAACAACAGATAAAGGCATTAAAATGAACTGGATTAAACGATTTTGGTCAAGAATCACTCTAGAAATACGCTATCGTAAGAAACTACGAGAACTACGCAAACGAGATCCATTTATCTATAAATGAATATCCTAGGTATCTCAGCTGGGTTTCACGATGCGGCTGCCACAGTACTTTCTCCTGACGGGGAGATCCTTTTTGCTGGTCATAGCGAGCGATACTCGAAAAAGAAAAATGATGCTGACTTTTGTCAGGGTTTGCTAGACGAAGTCGCAGAATATGGCCCAGAGATTGTGGCCTATTATGAACGTCCTTGGAACAAACAATTCAGGCAATGGTACGCAGGCCAAGGTATTGAATGGGATAAACTTACCACAGGGCAGATATTAAAAAAACAGTTGGGTGGTCAAATTGAACCTGAGCAGATACACAGTTACAATCATCATCTGAGTCATGCGGCAGGGGGCTTTCAAACCAGCCCATTCGAACGTGCCACAGTGGTGGTAATAGACGCAATAGGCGAATGGGACACAATATCAATATGGGGTGCAGAATATGATCGCAAAGGTCAGGCGCAGTATAAGAGATTATGGAGACAGGTTTATCCGCACAGCATTGGGTTGTTCTATAGTGCAGTCACCGGCCGCATTGGTCTACACCCACTAGACGAAGAATACATCACAATGGGCATGGCCGCCTGGGGTCGCAACACATGGTATCATGACATGCGTGAGCATGTGATTGCTAGTGAGCGTGATATACAACTAAAACATAACTTCCACACAGGAATGAGCGCAGATTTCCTAGTAGGCGCCAGCAATGAAAATATTGCGGCGGCCGCTCAACTGGTAGCAGAAGATCTTATTCGTCAAGTGATGATTCGTGCTAGAAACCTGGGTTTCAGCAAAAATCTGGTATATATGGGTGGGGTTGCATTGAATTGTACAGCCAACCGTATGTTAGGAGAATACTTTGACAAAATATGGATTATGCCTTGTCCCGGTGACGCTGGTAGCAGTCTCGGTGCTGCCGCTTTGGCTCTTGGACGTAGAGTTAACTGGCGGGACGGTTATCTCGGCCATTGCATTCCAGGTGTTTATCCTGTTAACCAGTTACTGGACCGGCTTCTTAGTGACAAAATTGTCGGAGTGGCATCAGGAAGAGCCGAGTTCGGCCCCCGCGCACTCGGAAACCGTAGCCTCTTTGCAGACCCTAGAGGCAGCGAGATCAAGGAGAAAGTAAATGCGATCAAACGTAGACAACAATTCAGACCCTTTGCCCCGGTCATATTGGCTGAGGTGGTTGATGACTATTTTGATATGCCAGTGGGTTGGCATCATAGTCCTTATATGCAGTCAGTCGCTAGGTGTCGCCAGCCTGACCTTACTCCTGCTATATGTCATGTTGATGGCACCAGCCGAGTACAAACTGTGGCGCGGGATGGATCGGGCATAAGAGAACTGCTAGAGAAGTGGTATGTGTTGACAGGATGCCCTATGTTGCTCAACACCAGTTTGAACATACGCGGTGAGCCCATGGTAAATGATCGTGCTGATGCTGATCGTTTTGAAGCCTTATATGGCGTCGAGGTTTGTAGTTAAATGATTGTGATCATAGGGGATAGTTTTTGTGCTGACTTCCACCATCCAGGATTGTCTCGGCCAAAGTTTGATAATCAAACCTGGTGGTTACGATCTGACCAAGCAAGTTGGGTGTCAGACGTTATCAAACACTACAACGGCAATGTGGAAGTTTACGGGTTTGGCGGGCGCAGTTGGTGGTATTCGTGGAGTCGGGCTGTGGCCGATTTAATACATCGCTGGGATCAAGTTCAAGCCGTTGTGTTTTGTCACACAACCATGCAAAGAATAAACAACGGGTGGAATGACAACCTAGAACAAACAATAAATCAGCCTCAGACAAATTCTGAAGAAAGCCGTGCCAATCAGTTGTTTTTTAAACACATATACGACGCAGACTTTCAACAATATGCTTTTGATCAGCACATACAGTCAATAGATAAGAAATTTGCTAAAATTAAAACCGTACATTTTACTGTGTATGATGAAAGTAATGGCGCACCTGATCTTGGGGGATTATCGGGTATGGTATTCACCACTCCGCTGATGAAAATTGTCATGGGCGGCCTCGAAGGATCCGAGCAACAAATTCTGCACCAAATCAATAAAAACGATCCTGTGCAACTAAACAATCATTTTACCGCGGCTAATAATGGGGCATTTGCTAGACTTGTAATAGATGCTGTTGACAACTACATACCCGGATATAAAGAAATAGATTTTGATAGTTTTGGCTTTGACCTGCCAAACACTAATGGCCGTAATTGGCCAAACCTACCCTGGGCTTCATCATGATACAAAAATTTTTCCCCATCAAAACAGACACAGCCTGTTTGTTAAAATGGTCTTGGAGTACCATCTATCTAGGACAAGGTAAAAGCGCCAGCTGTCATAGAACTGATCAATACACAATTCCGCCGGACAATTTTGCAAGTTTTCACAACTTGCCCGAAAAGATTTCAGCACGAGAACTCATGCTTGAAGGCAAGTGGCCACAAGGCGGATGTCAATACTGTGAAAAGATTGAAGCGGCCGGGGGAATGAGCGATAGACTGTATCAAATACATTCCGGACATGATCAACAGCGCACACCAGTGGAATTGCTGTCAAATCCCACAGCCTTAGAAGTTGTTCCTACAATACTAGAGATATACTTCAACAACACCTGTAACATGAGTTGTTTGTACTGTGGCAATCATTTCTCCAGCAAATGGGAAGAAGAAGATCGCCGCTTTGGAGAATTCAAAAGCAAGCATTACAGTTTCGGAAAGATCACCCCTAAGAATTCCAACTACGATCATATGTTAGCGCAGTTCTGGCAATACCTGCACGATCAAGATCGCTACTTGCAAATACAGCAGTTTCAAGTGGCCGGCGGGGAACCTTTCTTTCAACCTGAACTAGAAGCTTGCCTGGAATTTTGGGACACACATCCTAACCCCGATGTAACATTTAACTTTATTACCAATCTAAAAGTTCCTCCTGCTCGACTACAGCGCACAATGGAACGCCTGGGTCGCATGGTTGAACAAAAGAAAATACGTGGGGTACAAATATCCAGCAGTTTAGATGCTTGGGGGCCTGAACAAGAATATGTGCGTTGGGGGCTTGATCTCAAAGAATGGCAAACAAACTTTGAATACATTATGACCTTGCCCTGGGTGGTACAATGTATCAATAGTGCAATCAGCGCACTCACAGTCAAACGCACCAGAGATCTAGTGGAACGTTTGAGGGACTGGAATACCGGACGTGAACATCAACAGATATACTACAGTTTCATGACCACCACTTGGCCGTTGATACTAGATCCTGCTATATTTGGCTCAGGAGTATTTGATCAAGACTTTGAGAATATTATTACGGCCATGCCCGAACGCACACATCACGAACGCAGTGCCCGCGAACACATGACGGGTATTGCCAAACAAGTGGCCAACACACCCAGAGATACAGATAAAATTCAAGGACTAATTGCTTATCTTGACGAAATAGATCGCCGCAGAGGAACCGACTGGCGCTCACTGTTTCCTTGGTTAAATCAGGAGTGGAAATAACATGTACTTTCATCACAACAACCGTCTTGCTTGGATATCTATTGCTAAAAACGCCTGTACCACTTGGCAGCATGTGTTTGACAATCTAGGATGGATCAAAGAAGATCTATTCAAACCCACTGTGGACCTTGCACAATTAAAGTTTTTTGGATTGTTGCGCGACCCCCAAAAACGACATACCATGGGAGTGGTGGAATATTTGTGTAGAACTCAGCAACGAGAATTGCTTGACAATCCCAGTGTTAACAAGTTGTTTGTGAGTGCGGTGTTTGATGAACACAGTTATAGTGTTAGTCAAATGATTCCTGCCAGTATACTAGATCGAACTACTTTTTTTATTATAGATCAACGTTATTACAAATATGAACAACTAGTGAAAAATTTCTTAGATGCACACGGAGTTCAAATCACACAAGATATACCGCGCCTGTGGACAGCAGGTGAAGACAAAAAGGCAATGAGAATGCAATTAGATGACCTTAAACTACAATACCCAGAAGCCCGCGGATATTTGGCAAAAAACTTCCTAGATCAGGATATAAAATTATATCACAAACACCTACACATCCAACCAACTTGGCACCGTCCAGGTGACCCTAAACCCTAGTAAAATCAAGTGGCAGGCTTGACCCCCAGCCCGCGGTGGAGTACTTGGCATGAACTCTACGTAGTTCTTGTACGGCAAGCAAATGGTCAGGATGTTCAGAGTTGCCTATCACATCCTGATTTGCAAACCCTGTCCAGGTGTTCCAATCCTCCAGTCGAGTTATGTTTGGCCAGTAACCAAATTGTTCGGCAAGTTGTAAAAAGTTTTCTAGGTCGTGCCAGTTGGCCTGCTGTAGCACAAAGTTTAATGACACATTACGACCCAGTGGTTTGAGCCATTGTAAATTACGCATTAATACATCAAATCGTCCAGGCCTGCGAACGTTTTCATACACCTGCTCACTGCCTGCATCTATGCTCAACATAAACTGATCTATGCTGTTTAATACAGTACTATCCGCTAGTTGTTTTTCCAATAACAATCCATTAGTAAACAATCTAATACGTTGGTTGTGTCTAGGACGAAATTGTTTTATCAATGGTCTCATGATAGCACTTGCCAATGGATCACCGTTGCCACTCATGACAATACGTGTGGGCTGATCAAAATTCTCTAATAACGTAACCACATGTTTGACTTCTGCAAGTCTGCGTTCATACACATCACCATCTGCAATCATTATACTGTCTTTGCGACAACTTGGACAGGCTAAATTGCAACTGGGGTCAATATTGATATAGATAGTGTATTCGTCTAAGATGTTGTGGTTATGTATTATACCGCAACGATCCACAGCACAATGTGTAAATTTCTTGTCGTTGATGTCTTGTTGTAGATACTGTGCTGTGGGCGATTGCCAAACAGCTTCAAGCGAATCAAAGTCTGTTATATGACCAACACTGACGGGTAACCAGGCTTCGCACTGACAAACAAAGCAATTGCCGGCATGATCAATTACTAGAGTTCGACTGGGCCAATTACAATGATTGGCAATTTTGAGTTTTAAATCTTGATTGCGTGGTATGCTACGATAACTGTGCTGGTTATCAATAGGTATTACCAATTTCATAGGTATGTTTCTAAACCACCGCGACGTCGAATATCTTGTGTACAGCAACTGATACCACCGTCCCAGAAGTAACTGTGCCGCAGTTCGCTGATGATGGGTTCTATTTGATGTTTACGGCAGTAGTCAAACACTTCTTTGTTGTAAGCACTAAAGATCACATGGCTTTCGTCTAGTACCAAACAGTTGACATCGAATACTGTTTCAGCAACAAAACCAGTCCACTTGTTTAGATAAGTGTCCACAAACTGTGTGAACTCTGGGGTGGGTGTTTGTCCTTGCACATACCATGCGCCTGGATTTTGCTCGTACTTGAACTTGCCCACTTCCATTGCGGCCCAGATTGAACTATCCCATATCTTGCATACGTCCCAACCTGGGAAGTCTCGACCTAGATCCAAGTTAACATCGTGCTTGGAACTCAGCAACACTCCGGGCTTGAGAATAGCAAACACAGCATCTCCATGGCCGTCAGTGATGGCTTCATGGATTCGATATTCAGGACCCAGTACATTGTCCACAATCCAGCGTGTTTGATCTGGGCGCAAGAAGTCTGAGTTGTCAAAGAACACATCGCGACCCACACGCACAATACAACTTGCTGACGCTTGATTTAAAATACAGTTTTCATCCCAGCCCGTGGGACCATGTGGGTTAATAACAGTGCCGCCTGCAGTTTCGTATTCCCGGCACAGGCCATCCAGTTCCTGCATGGCCAGCACACGTAGCAGTTTATCACCCAAGGTAATTTGCCAGTCACGTGGTGTTAACGGAGGTAGTGGAGCACCTTGCCCGTGTATTTGCCCGCGGATAAACTGATCTCGATTAGGCAAGTCAGGTCTACATACTCGAGCACCAAACTTTTCTATTGTCTTTTGCAAGTTAGCAAGATCTTCTTCAGTTTCAAAAAGGATTTGTTGTAACTGATTGCGCACTTGTGCGTTCTCGATGAAGTCAAAATAGTCTGGGCTGTACGCACGGCCGACTATGACTTCTTCAAGGGGTTGCCAACTTGTATAACTGTTAATAGGATTCATTTATGTGCTCGAGTAGGATATTTAAGCGGGCAGTCTTGAGCTCGAGAAATAAACGTTGGTTGTGTTCTATGTCTGCTCGGGCTCTAGCAAACAACCTAGGCAGATCAGATTGTGCTTTAACTATTGCGTTGCACAGTTTGCGCCAGCGATTGGTATTATTTGTGTCCCAGTCGTAACTGTTATCTAGTATGCCATCAAACGTTCTATAGCCTAGGTCACGCAGGGTTTGTAAACTGCCCGCTGGTCCTGCTACAAAAAACATTTGCCCGTGCTTGATAGGCTTGAATGTTTTTTCAGTCAAGAATGTACCACCTGATTGATCGGCATCAAAGTGCGTTTCCAACACAATATGGCAGTAACTATTCGTGAAATATTTGGCCACAAGGTTAGCATGATTGTTACGAGATGCTTGGTCAAGCTCGTCGCTGTAGTATGGTGCTGACTTTAAAAATTGTTCAGTGGCAGTTCTTAACTGACCAATTGAATCTATCTCAATTGGGTTGTCCTCATCTACCAATGTACCAGGCTCGCAATAACTCCAATAACTGTTATCTAACACATGATTTTGCAACAAGTCAGCCATTGCTGTGGCACGCCATGATTTGTGCAGTCTGTTTAGTGCTGTGAACTCACGTTCGCGCGGTTCTGAATGTATGGTCAATGCTCGCGACCCACTATTGCGATGCCAATACCAAAGCTCAAAGTCAGCAAAGTACACAAAGTCTTCAACGTCACGTGCGGCAGTATTACCGCTGACAAATTTGTAGCAGTGTTTAGGCAACTGATGTTGTGCCACTAATGCGTCTAATCGTTGTTTAATTTTTACAGGATCGTCGCCTTCGTGATAGTAAAACAAGATACGTATATGACTATGCCACAACTCAGTGAACACACGTGGGGGTAGTAGTTCAAAGTAATCTATTTCAAAGTTGAAAAAACCTAGGCCAATGGGATAGAATGCATCTGCTGGCCACACATCGTCAAGACTCAATATGTTTAGTCGAACACCATGATGCTCGCAATACTCCTGCGGCCTAAACGGCACAGTACACGGCCAGTGGCGTTCAAATTCACGCCAACTTTGTGTGTAGGGCTCTGCTTGGTGCTGAGCCAGTGCTGGATATATCTTACCTTGGACTATGCGATCCGCTATTAGTGTCAATACCATTCAACATCTCCTGTAGTTCCGTCCACAGCACGGCTTCGAACCCGCCGTTATAAAAATGATTCCAATTGTGCTCAATCACTTGTTGTGCTTGATCAAACAGATCTTGTTTGGCCTCAATAGGCAATTCATCTAGACTACGCAATAAACTGGCAATGCGTTCTATACGTACTGAATCATCAGCCTGATCATAACTTTCATCCCATATGCCTTCGAATGTACGAAACCCATAACTGCGAAGATATTCCAAACTGCCTTGAGTGCCTACAATCACAAACGGCATTCCCAGGGCTATGGGTTTGAATGTTTTTTCTGTTATGTGATGCCTACGTCCTGTGGCCACAGTTTCTGTAACCAAGTACAACAAACTTTCTGCTGACTCATCGAACAAACTTAGCCAGCATGAATGCATGGGATGATCTGTTTCGCCTGCAAAGTTAATTGGTAGTGTTTGTTGTGCAAAAACTTGTTCAATGTCAGGATACTTAGATATCAAAGGTTTGATTGCATTGTGTATGCTTATATTTTCTACGGGACACACAGCAGGGCAACTGATATGATTATGGGTCATGCAATTTTTAAATATGTGATACAACATTTCTAGTCTGTGTTGGCGCTCGCCTGCAATGATACGATTGGGTGCGACAAAGGTTCGAGTTATTTTGCGTTCAGCCAGCGGAGTTATTAAAAATGTTTTGTCATAACCCCGATACCAATCCAGCGCGGCCCAACCATGAAAGAAATAGTACAAAGGCCGCCAGTCAAATTGTTTGCATATTATTTCCACATTTTCACTGTCGCTCTCGCTGGTACAAAGATATCCAAACTGCCCAGGGTGTTTAATTTTTTTTGTAAGATTGGTAATATCCTCATTTAATGTGGCAATTTTTTTAAAAGTAGCGGTGTGTATGTTCAAATGTATTGGCTCTTGGTCAAAAAAGAATATATAATTGTGTTCATGTCCATCATCACTACCATAGTTCATTACACTGTCTGGATCACTTCGACCAAACGGTTCGCAAAAAAATTCTCTAAACCCAGGCCTATTTTTTCTAATCCAGGGCCAGAGGGTGTTGTTGTAAAGTTCATCTATTCTAATCATGTTTGACGTTTTCTATTCGGGAATTAAACCCAATCAATTTGCACACGAGCGTGAGGCCGACAGTATAGAACACGCTCAAAGTTTGAGTCGCACCAGGTATTTTTGGTGGATAACATACTTAGCTGATTATAACACACACGATTGGGATTTTCAACCTGTGCCTTGGCAAAGTGACTATACACATGTATGGCCCAACCAACATCATGAATACTCAGGCACATACCTTGTACCACGTTCGGGAGAGATCAAATATCACTTTCATAAAAAAATTATTCCAAATCGAGCCATACCTGTTGAGTTTGATACTTTGATTGATAGGGTTGAGTTTGATTATACCTGGGCACCACATCCACATGACCCGCCTTACATCTATGTGTTTGGTAATCAGTGGTGGCCTGCAGAGAAAATGCCCACAGTAGAATACACAGTACCCGGCGCCACACAACGCAAGTACATGGATCGTCCGCGAGCCGAGTTGGCTGAGAACCCCAATCGACCTTGGTACAATGTGGTCGAAAGCGACATGGATTACAGTTGGGTTCCTGACCCTGGAGATCCTCCTTACATCTATGTGTTTGGCAATCAATGGTGGCCAGCAGAAAAAATGCCTACTGTGGAATATCGTGTACCGGGCGCAACAGAACGAAAATATGTGCGTTGGCCAACTGCTAAATTATTTTCTGACACCACTAGATGGTCAGTACCTGACAACATAGATCCTGCAACAGTAAACTATTCCTGGGTGCCAGATCCGGGCGATACTGCTTACATATATCAGTTTGGAACACAACATCAGCGCACAGGTGGTCCTGTATATATTGTTCCGGGCGCAACAGAAATAAAATATATTTCATATCCGCGCACAACCAAAGTTAGTACTGATAACAACTGGACCATACCAATCGGTGCTGATACTTTGAGTTTTGATTGGACTTGGCACCCTGATGCTACAGAACCACCTTACATATATCAGTTTGGAACACAGCACCAGCGCACAGGTGGTCCGGTGTATACTGTGCCTGGCGCTACAGAAACAAAATATGTTGAACAGATAAAAATCAAAGTTGATTCAACATCAGCAGTGATTGTAGAAATTGATCACTTGGATGGCAATGCTGGACAAATACCTAACACAATAAAATGTGTAAGATATTTTGACAATTATAGAGACACACTGGTTCGTTTGGCAAATAACTTGTTAGGCAAGTATGAGTTTGTTTGGGTATGCTCAAGCATTTGCGATTACAGTGAATTTGATTTCAGTTGGCACCCTGAACAATGGCAAGCCACCATGTTGCATGTGTTTGCTAGTGACGAACAAAAGTTTGGGGACACCTTCTATATGCACGTTCCTACCTTTGCTGAATACGGTAGTCGCAAAGCCTTGTTGGAATGGTATGATGTAAACTTTGTGAATACTAGTGTATCGCGCAAACCTATGCCTATTGTTGAACACACCTTTGACAGCCAAGCAGAAGCAGTTCGTACGCAAGATTGGGCAGGACCACTTGCGTTGTTTACTAACACTGACTGTGTGTCGGGTAACTTGGTCACAGTTCCGTTGTGGAGAGAGAATGTTAAAACTATTGTGCCACTTAGTGAGGGCGCTACCAGTGTGATTGTTCCTAAAACAGCAGTTCCTTATATCAAGACACAGTTGTATGATTATCCTTACATAGATCGAACACATCGCAAAGATAACGATCAACCACTGGACATTGTGTTTATCAGCAATGGAGAGAAAGATGCCATTGAATTATACAGTTGGTTGGAAACTGTGGCTAGACATGTTCCCAATCACATACACTGGTCAGATGGTGTGTCAGGCCGTGTGGCAGCGTACCATGCGGCAGCCCAACTCAGTACCACACCCTGGTTCTTCGCAGTGTTTGCTAAACTGCGAGTAAATCAACACTTTGATTGGTCGTGGCAACCTGATCGTATGCAACAAGCCAAGCACTATATCTTTCATGCCAAAAACACCATTAATGATCTTGAATATGGTCATCAAGGCATGATTGCTTACAATAAGAAGTTGGTATTGGAGAATATAGGTCAGGGTCTGGACTTTACACTGGACCAAGCACATGAAGTGGTGCCCATACTATCAGGTGAAGCCATATACTATACCTCAAACTGGGTTGCTTGGCGCACAGCATTCCGTGAAGCACTTAAACTACGAGCCAGTTTGCCAGATGTGGAAAATGAATACAGATTAAAGCAATGGCTTGAGGTAGACCACGGTGCAGGTGAGTGGAGTTCAAAAGGTGCCCAGGATGCTGTGGAGTACTATGAAGAAGTTGGTGGGGACTTTGAGGCACTCAAGAAAAGTTATGAGTGGGCGTGGCTGGCCAGTTATGCGTTTGTCAAACGATCTCTAACAACTGATCGCTGATGTATTCTACTTCTAGATCTGTAAGTTCGGGGTAGATAGGTAAACTCAAACAACGTCGGCTCAGTGCATAGGCCGCACTAAAAATATCTCCCTGCCCCATACCTTCGTATGCCGGCAAGTCCCACAAGGGATCAGCATAGTGTATTTTGGTTTCAATCTTGCGTATGTTCATTTGCTTTTGAACTTCGTCGCGATTGTCTACTTCAATCACAAACTTGTGATAAGCATGATCCTTGAAGTTGCTGTCATCGATTAGTGTACGAACATTACGCTTCTTAAACAGTTCGATCCAGTGTGCGGCTATTTCACTTCGACGTTTCTGCCAAGCATCTATGTATCTAGTTTTGACCATCATTTGAGCACAGTCTGTCTCACTCATTCTGGAGTTTGATCCTGTTTCCATGTGACCGGTGTGTTTGCCATTGTTTGCCCAGTTTCTAGCATAGTCCAGTAGATTTCTATCATCTGACACAATTGCACCACCGTTGCCATAGTTGGCCAAGTTCTTGGTAGGATCAAAACTGATAGCAGTAGAATCACCTTGTCTCTTACACCCATTACTTAACCAGTGTTGGGCCGCATCTTCGATCAGGACGGCTCGACTTTGAACTGGCCGCATGTCACGCAAGGCTGCACCATACAAGCCCACGGCACACACAGCATGATAGTGTGTGTCCAAGTCATTGATCATCTTTTTCACGTCAAGTTGACCGTAGTAGTCAGTGTCTCCAATTATGACTTGCCAACCTGCACGTAAAAAAGCATTGGCTGTGGCTGGATAAGTCAGCGCAGGAACAATCACTGTGGGAGATATGAGATTACCTAATTCATGCGCAGTTGGATCACGATAGTAACTGGCCAGAATCTCTAGTGCTTGTGTGCCTGAGTGACAGGTCACTGCATAACTCACATGATTCTTCCGAGCCAGCCAGTTTTCAAACTCAGCAGTATAGTTGCCCGCCATGAGAACACCTGAACGTAACACTTCATCTGTTGTGTCCAGGATCTCCGTACGGAGAGTGTTATACTGTTTTCTTAGACCAGTATGGGGAATTGTCAAGCCAGTTGTAGTAATTTTTAAATCCTTGTTCTACGTCTACTTTGGGATCAAAGCTCAGTATAGTCCTTGCACGATCGATATTTAAGGCACCGCGTGAAGGGAAGTCTGCATCCTTATCACGACACTCAATGGTGCCCCGGCCCACAATCTTAACAATCATTTCTGCGGCTTCTAACAAACTTACTGAGTGTGATTTGGTAATGTTGAATGTTTTGTTGGCACTCATGATACGTGTGGCTGCCGCAACAATACCATCCGCGGCATCATCTACGTAGGTGAAGTCCAGGGTCTCTCCTGCACCGTTAACTTGTAGTGTGTTGCCACGCATGGCGGCCAACATGAACTTTGCAACCACTCGGTCTTCAACGTCCAAGGGCCCATACACAGCACTGGGACGAATAATGCAATAATCAAAACAATTGCGACGATGATAATCTTTAACAATATCTTCTCCTGCGAGTTTCATAATACCATACTGACCAATGGGTTTGCAATCATGATCTTCTAGTACTTGATCTTCAAAGTCTCCATATACCATGCTACTAGATATGTACACCACACGCTCTACACCGTGCTTTTTGGCACTCTCGCAAACATTGATCAAACCTTCCGTCATGACTCTGGCACCCCAGGCAGGGTTGGCATTCACAACTTTCTGGCGCGGAAAACTTGCCATGTGTATGATCACATCAGGCTTGTGATTCTCTACTGCACGATCAAATGTCCACGCATCAGATATATCAGTGCGATATATGTCCTGAGTCCGGATCTTCTTGCGTCGCTCGTCCAACAAGTACTCGAGTTCGTCTTGTGGAATAATACCGTAGTTGGTCATGATGTCCACAATCACAACTTCGTGATCCTTGGCTTCTAGCCGTTGTACTACATTGTGGCCAATTAGACCCATACCGCCTGTTACTAAAAATTTACTCATTTATTATTTCCCCATTTGAGTCGCCAGAATGTTTCATTTTGTTCGCTGAGTCTGGCCACAATTCGATACATGTGTCCATAACTGTGCGGATCCATGCCGCGAGTCCAGTAAGGCTTGTCCACAGCAGTTTTCATAATGAATTTACCAGCATCTGATTCTTGCCACTTCCACATTGGTTCGGCTACAAATAGATCTGGATCTTCTACATCGCCCATGCGTATTTCGTGTACGCATACGTCACGGAAACGTACTGGTTGCCCATCAATGATTTTGGTCATTGCAGGCTGCCAATGTTCTGGTTGTTCATTGTGTGTTATCGCCATAACACATTGTAGCACGCAATTCGTTAAAATGTCAAGTATCATAAATAAAGTACGGAGAAACATTATGATTTATCTTTATATTAAAACACACAATAAAACAGGATTAAAATATTTAGGCAAAACAGTTAGAGATCCTTACAAATATAAAGGATCAGGAAAAAGATGGACTGAACACATTAAAAAACACGGGTATGATGTTACTACTGAGATTTTAGGAACATTCTCTACAAATGAAGAATTAAAAAAATTTTCAATCCCCCTATCTGAAAAACTTAATATTGTAGAATCGATTGAGTGGGCAAATCTCAAACCTGAATCAGGGGATGGTGGTGACACATCACAATACATTGATTATTCTAAATTAAATCGCGGAAAAGGACAAACCTACGAACAACGATATGGAGATGAGAAAGCAAAATTATTGAGACATCTCAGATCTGAAAAATTGTCAAAAACTCGTAAAGGAAAAACATACGAACAAATACACGGCAAAGAACAGGCTAAGATCTTAAAACAAAAAAGATCAAAAGATAGAACGGCTTATAATACTGGTCGAATCCATTCATTGGAAACTAAAGAAAAAATGAGTAGAGCCGCATTTGGTAAGAAACAGTTAAGATGTTCTTGTATACATTGTAGGACAGAAATATCAATTAATAATATTTCTACTCACTATCGAATCCATCAATCATAGGAAATATTTTAGATATAACCTTGGCTATTTCCTTTGCAATTTCCATATGTTCCTGTTGTGTCCCGTGTGCCGATCTTAGATCGCAATAATGAATCCAAGATCTTAGCGTACCATTCATGTAGATACGACTTTGGATCAAGCCTTCTGGTAACACAGCACGAGCCTGTTCTTTGGCAATGCCGTTCTTGATAGCCCATTCATATTCACGCCGCGCCGCGTAAATTACTCTTTGCTGGGCACGATACCATTCGTTCTCCAACAACGTGTCATCGTGCTCTATACTGTTTTGTCGATTCTTTGGGTCTTGAAGTCTTCCACTGCGGGTAACAAATTCAAGATCTTTTGTCGGGTCAGCATATCGTTGACTGAACTCTTGGAAACTAAAACTTCTGTGTCTGAGGATTTGCCGTGCAATATCTCGTGTTGTCGTAATTTCCATGCAAGCTGAAACCATTTCGAGTGGACTCCAGTGCTGGTGCTTAACGAGGTATCGGATGAGTTTTTCGCTGGTTTCATTGTTGAACTGGTTGGAGGGATTGGATACTCGGGCGCAGAAAGCGATAAGTTCTTGAGCATCGTCAACGCCCTGGTTTCTAAAGTCTTCGGTTGGCTGTGAATAGGAGACGAGTTTGACATTCATATATCTTTTAAAAGTTTATCAGTTTGGGGTTGCACAAGTTTGGCAACTGCCTGGACATCGACCACAAAGTCAACGTCACGCACTGTGTCTCCAAGTTCAGTTAGTGTGCGGGTCAACACAACTTCTAACTCGTTTAGATCGAGACCCTGTTTTCTAAGTGTAGCCAGATTGATCGTCTTTTGTTTACGATCATCTAATCTGATTACAACTTTTTTAATACACTCCAGCGGGACTTCAGTTTTGTTAACTTCTTCGATTATATGTTCCCACTGCTGAATGAATTCATCACTGAACGGCATCGGCAGTCGCTACCTTGGATTTAGGAGGACGACCTTTACGAGGTGCCGTTGGGGTGATAGATTCTGCAACAGGTGCAACATACTCTTTTGCGTTAACGCTAGGATTCAAGTGCTGTGCTTCTTTCTTCATTCTAGCGGCTTCTGCAATCATACCCTTGGCTTCGATTTCCATACGTTTGGCCTGTGCAAGCATATTGGCCGCAAGAGTTTTGTCATCCAATGCACCATCAGTTGACTGTAGTGGTGGCACATAAGGTGTGCGTGTTTCTTGTGCGGCACGTTCTTGACCACGCTTGAATTCTGCTTCAGCTTTGCGCTTTTGTGCTGGATCGACCATGCCGGCGCTGGCATCAAGTTCTTGTAGACGCTTGAGTGCTTCCCCACCTTGTTCCATCTCGCGGATGATCTTGTTCATCTCATCTAACTTCACATTACTTTGTGGTGTGGGAGTAACAATAACTTGATTGGTGGCAATCTTCTTGATCATGCCTTCGCGGTGCAATGCTTCCAACTGTGCGCGACCATCGGGCAACAAGTTGCGGTGCAACACTTCTGACAAGTTTGTTGCGGCCTGTCCTGCGGCACTTTCTAAGGTCTGCATGATACTGTTATGAATATGTGTGGGCATGGTTTCTGGATATACCACAAGGCACATGTGCTCCTCACCGGGTACTTCTCTAAAAAGAATAGCAACCTTGCGGTCACCGTGTCGTCCTACGTGTTTAAGCATTTTGATCTCCTTGAGGTTGTGCTTGTTCTGCTTCTTGGGCTTTTTGTTGAGTTACAACAGCGTCCAGGAATGCGGAAAGTTTATCATAGATATCGCCAACAGATTTCATCTCTGCGGCTTTGAATGCACCGCGGGTACAAGCGGCATCAATGATTTGTTTTAGGCTTGCCAAATCGGCAATAGTAAGTTGTGCGTTTTCCATATAGATATTTAATGTCTAAATATCCAATGAAATAATTTTAGTCGGTATTTTGGAGAAACTCGTTTAGGCGATGTACTGCTTCATCAAAGTCTACTGCCCAAACTCGGGCTTCCAGTATGCTACCTGTAATTTGCATATCGAACGGTATAACTCCACGGAAGCTGAAGTCATTTGGAAGTTCGGTAGTGACCGTAAATTCCTGTAAGTTTTTTGCCCTAAAGATTAAGTTAGTGGCCATGTCTACTGAGTTCATCGGTACTCCTTAATGTCCTTGTGTTTGACAATGATAAAGTTATATATCCGATTGTCAAACTGGATAGGTAAATCTAGGTGTACTGTGATCTCGGGACCGTCTCGGTGGTTAAGCAAACGATCGTTGCCAACCGTGCCCACAAACGGGATCCGGTTCCACTTACCAAACACACGATCGCCTATGTTCCATGTGGCCTGGTAACCCACACGGTTAAAGTAATCAGTTTGGTTGCCCATGCTGTCCAATTTTCTTGTTGATCAACAACAAGTTTGCTACTGACACAAACAGACTCAACCCGCCGTATGTCATATCGCCTTTTGCAAAGTAATCACAGGCGCTCATTAAACTAATACCTGACACAAAGCCAGAAATAACATCTTGATATTTTACCATCCATGCGTACATTATACTAAATCCTTAAACATTTTTTTACGTCCTTCTTCACCGAGGTGATAGTCAAACAATTCCCTTGTGCGTTGCAACATAGCACAGGCCATCATCAATTGATCTTCACGATCGTCACACATCATAATCTGTTGTTCAACAGGTGCCATGAGTTCCTTCATGCGTT